ATTTTTGAACAACATATATTTGATCATCTAATGGCTACCTCTAAGTATCCATTATTTGGCGATGCTAGTAAAAAAATTAGTGGTACCGGTAAAGGAAAACTTTCAACACCATATAAGAGCGTATTAAAATTTGATAAAAACCCTTATAATGAAAGACAAACTACTGGAGATTGTGTAAGTCATGGAACACGAAACGCTTGTGATATTACAAGAGCAGTAGAAATAGATATAGGAAATGAGAGAGAGGATTGGATAGCAAAAGGAGCAACAGAAGCTATCTATGGAGCCAGAGGATTTTCTGGTGAAGGAATGAGTTGCTCTAGAGCAGCAGAGTTTGTTAGTAAGATCGGTGGAATAGTAGTAAGAAAAAACTATCCCGGTGTGGCTGACTTTAGTAAATATAATGGTAATCTAGGTGCTGGTTGGGGTGGTCGTGGATTACCAGACAAGGTAATAGACACGGCAAATGACCACCAAATCAAGACTGCTTCATTAATTAGAACAGTTGAAGAAGCTCGTGATGCTCTTGCTAATGGCTATGGAGTAGCAGTATGTTCTAATTATGGATTTAGTAATACAAGAGATAAAAAGGGATTTGCCAGAACATCTGGTAGCTGGGGACATTGTATGGCTTGGATAGCATGTGACGATACCGGCAGTGAACCAGCCTTTTTAGTACAAAACAGCTGGGGTAAATGGAACGACGGAGGACATCCAGAATGGGGTCCAATTCCAGACGGTTCATTTTTGATCCATGCTGATGTGGCTGCTGGAATGTTGGCTATGAATGGATCATATACATTTAGCGGTTTTGATGGTTTCCCTCTCCAAAAGCTACCAAGTTACGGTTTTGAAGATTATCTATAAAATAATCCAAGTAAAATAATCAGGGATGAGAATTGGTGTATTAATATCATATCCTTCCCTTCTAAAGAGATTATTTCTATGAGATTAATAGATAGAATAGCTCTAAATAGAGCAATACAAATGCTTTTAGATTTTATCTTAGCTATTGTTAAGATATTTGATAAAAGTAATCCTGAGAATAAACCAGATGGTCCAGTAAAACCAAAGCCAAAACCCAAAAGACCTTTGAAAGATTTGGTGGACAATATTCTACCATGGAGAGAACAAAAATGAATAAGTTATTTGTTGGTTTGTTCTGTGCTAGTCTGCTATTCACTCAGTCCCACTATTATGGTTCAACAACAGCCCCAGTAACTCTTGCTGGAGGCATTATTAAAGCAAAGCATACTCAGGAAGTATCACAAAAGTATAAAAGAAAAGATTGTCCAGTTTGCAAGGGCAAAGGCTGGTATATGAGTGGTGACGGTATACTTAAGATAGATTGCACATATTGTGAAGCAGATAAAGGATCTCTTTCTGTTGGAACAATAAAATCATTCAATCCAACAGCTCCAGTACAAGATAATTGTCCTGAAGGGAAATGTCCAAATCCTAAACAAATTCTAAGGAGACAATAACTATGGCTGATAATGATAAGCTTAAGGCTATAGCTATTAAAATTCTAGAAAAATCCAACGTACCAAAAGACGATGTATATGGATTTGCTATTGTCACCATTTTAATGATTATCAGCATAGTCTTGACCTGTATCAGGATTCTACAAGAATGTAATAAGAATAAACTAACAGTCGAATCTACATCGGAAGACAAGTATGCGATGTATAGTGAGCAACTTCATACTTTTAGTGAGCGTAGAGGCTGGTTTACCAAAATGAGAATCAAAAAAATCTTAAGAAGAGAAATGAAAAAAGAAGATTATGAAAAGTATTCCTTAGCAATATTGAATGCTTTACTAGAAACAGGAGAAGTTCTCACGGAGGATGAGGTTGTAACTTTAGTGGAGGCAGCAAATGTTTAATATAATGATCTGGTGTGTTTATGGTCTTTTTGTAGGGTCAATATCAAAGAGTATAGTTCCCGGAGAAGAAAATTTTGGTTTCTGGAAAACTATCGCTTTGGGGGTTGCAGGATCGTACTGTGGAGGTATAATAACCTATCTATTGGGCATGACACCGTTACAACCCGCAGGCGTAGTCATGGGAGTAGCTGGAGCAGTTGCTTCTTTGATTTTTTACAAAAAGCTTTTAGAAAAATAATTCATTCCACACAAAATGAGACCAATCTGGACGGACTACTTCTTGGGATTAGCAAAAGTTGTTTCCCAACGAAGTCATGATATACACACACAACATGGATGTGTAATAACAGACCAAAATAACAGAATTTTGGGAGTTGGATATAACGGATATCCACGAGGCTTAGATGATAGTAAGTTACCAAAGAATCGTCCAGATAAATATCCTTGGATGGTTCACTCTGAAAGAAATGCCTTATCCAATTGTGTTGTTAGACCAGATAATGGTATTGCCTATGTTACTGGTCAATGTTGTAATGATTGTATTATGGCATTATGGCAGGAAGGTGTTCAAACCGTTCATATGATCGATGATCACGGTACTCATTTATTTGATGATAATGCTAAAAAAATATTTGATACTTTTGTGGATATGAGTGGAATAAAAATAATAAAGGTAACACCGGACTTGTCTTGGCTGAAGAATCTCTGTGGTGTAATATGAATATACCCATTTTATGTTTTTATGCTTCAGTAATTTATTTGTGGTATTTACAATTTATCGGTGATCCAAATATAAGTCATCAATTCGCTATCACCGTTATCATAGGATTCATTGCACTATTAAATAGGAGATAATATGTCAGCCCTTCAAGAATTACAAAATTATACATTCGTTAGTAAATATGCTCGTTGGTTAGAGGACAAGAATCGCAGAGAAACTTGGAAAGAGGCTGTTGATAGAGTACGTGAAATGATGCATACTCAATACGACTCTTTCGGAATAGCAGAAGATATTGACTGGGCATACGATATTATGTACAAGAAGAAAGTTCTTGGTAGTCAAAGGGCCTTGCAGTTTGGTGGAGATCCTATCCTAAAGCGTCATGCAAAAATCTATAATTGCACAGCGAGCTATTGTGATCGCTTAAGGTTTTTCCAAGAGTGTTTCTGGCTATTATTGTGTGGATCTGGTACTGGGTTTAGTGTTCAGAAGCATCATGTTGCAAAACTACCAACATTAGAACACTTGGTAGAAGCAGATCAAGCTACCAAGTATGTTATAGAGGATAGCATTGAAGGCTGGGCAAATGCTTTGGGTGTTTTACTAAGTTCTTATTTTAGTAAGCCAGTCGAAGAATTTAAGCAATACAAGAACTCTCATATTGTATTTGATTATTCTAATATTAGACCAAAAGGATCATCACTAGCTTCTGGGGTTGGTAAAGCTCCTGGATATGAGCCACTAGCTAATGGTCTTGAGAAGATTAGAGCTTTGCTAGATAAATGTATCGCTAATGGACAAAAGAAATTAAGACCAATTGATGCTTATGATATTGTTATGCATAGTAGTGATGCTGTTTTATCTGGTGGGGTTAGAAGAAGCGCATCTCTAGCACTATTTAGTCATGATGATGATGAGATGGCTAAGGCTAAAACAGGAAATTGGTATATAGAAAATCCACAAAGGGCCAGAAGCAATAACTCCGCACTCTTACTCAAGAATGATACCTCTTATGAGGAATTTGCAGGACTAATGAAATCTGTAAAAGAGTTTGGTGAGCCAGGATTTATTTGGAGTGAGTCTACAGAAATGATTTTCAATCCATGCGTTGAGATTGGCATGTGGCCTATTGAAGAAGCATCTGGTAAATCTGGATGGCAAGGCTGTAATCTTTCTACTATTAATTGTTCTAGTGTGGATGATGAGGAAGATTTTTATGAAAGATGCAAAGCAGCAGCTATTATAGGAACATTACAAGCTGGTTTTACTAAACTAGACTATCTCGGATCAACTAGCGAAAAGATATTTGAGAGAGAAGCTTTGTTAGGAGTTTCATTAACAGGAACCATGGAAAAGCATGATCTTGTATTATCAGAAAAAACGCTAACTAAGGGAGCAAAAATTGCCGTTGAGACTAATAAACAAATTGCTAAAAAAATCAATATCAACCAAGCTGCAAGAGTAACGTGCTTAAAGCCAGAAGGAACTTCTTCAAGTATGTTGGGTACTAGTTCTGGTATTCATCCCCATCACGCTAAACGATATATACGCCACGTACAGGCTAATATTTTAGAAGCACCATATCAACACTTCAAGAAAGTAAATCCGCAAGCCTGCGAGAAATCATCGTGGTCTGCAAACAATACTGACGAAGTAGTTAAGTTTCCAATAGAGGTTCCAGATGGCTCTAAGTTGAGAAATCAATTACCAGCAGTAGAAATGCTATCTGTCGTAAAAGATACTCAAAAAAACTGGGTTCATTCTGGAAAGAATAGATCATTATGTACACAGGAGTATTTGAGTCATAATGTCAGTAATACCGTAACAGTAAAGCTAGACGAATGGGAGTCCGTAACAAAGTATATCTATGATAATAGAAAATATTTTGCTGGTATATCTTTGATTCCTCAAAGTGGAGATAAAGACTATCCTCAAGCCCCATTCACAACAGTATATACTAGTAGAGAAATTGTTAAGGAATATGGAGACGCTGCTCTATGGTGCTCTGGACTAATAGAGCTTGGTCTTAATTCCTTTAATAATAATCTATGGTCTGCCTGTGACTATGTTAGTCTAAATCAAGCTAAGGATAGCGATGATGAGAATAAACTTATTTTCACTACTAAGATGAAAAATTTTGCAAACAAATATTTTGATGGAGATATTAGAAGATTAACCTATTGTATGAAAGACGTTTATAACTGGAAAATCTATTGTGATTTAAATAATAGCTTCAGCAAGGTAGACTATACTCAGCTATTAGAAACTGAAGATAATACAGCAGGAATCGAAGAGATTAGCTGTGCCGGAGGAGCCTGTCTACTATAACTGATAATTTAATTGGTCATAAATAATAGTTTAGATCTAGTAATATAAAATAACACAACTACATGTAAAGGTGTATTATAGTACATAGTTGGAACCTATCCTCTGTAGTTAAAAGGGCATAATTTGAGAAAAAGAAATAGCTCTAAGAAAAGAACCAAGGTTATCGACGCGACTAATGATATTAATACACACGGAGCAGTTTATCGAAATAGGTTAAAACCAAGGACTGACAACCAAAAAGAATATATTCGTACTTCAGCAGAAAATACGATCACATTCTGTCAAGGTGTCGCAGGTAGTGGGAAAACCCATATTGCAATAGGTATGGCTCTAGAGTATCTTCTTGATGAGAAAGTCAAAAAGATTATTATTACCAGACCAGTAGTAGAATCTGGGGAGAAAATAGGTTATTTGCCAGGAACAGCAGAAGAAAAATTACATCCATATTTATTGCCTTTACTTGATGAGGTTAATTATTTCATATCGAATGCACAATTCATTAACTTAAAAACAAATAATAAAATTGAAATAGTTCCACTTGGTTTGATGAGAGGCCGTAATTTTCATAATGCCTTTATTGTTGCAGATGAGTGTCAAAATGCATCTTACGATCAACTAAAGATGTTACTGACTAGAATTGGAATGAATAGCAAGATGATATTAACTGGTGATGTTAGTCAATCTGATTTACATAGACATATGCAAGGAGGTTTTCATAATATGATTCATGCCTTGGATGGTATGGATGGAATTGGAGTATCAAAATTAGAAAATGTTGATATTGTTAGAAATCCAATCATAGGCAGAATCATTGGAAGACTAGATAATTACGAAAAAGATGAAAGAAAATCATAAAAAATCTTTAGTACTAAATGCTGATTATAGTCCTATGGGCATCATTAGTTGGAAACGTGCTTTGGTATGGTCTATCAGACACGAAGATGATGCCTCTATGGGTGTAGAAGTTATAGACTTCTATAAAGACGATTATATTATGGGAACTCACAATAAGAAATATCCTATACCAGCAGTAGTAAAAACCGCTAAATATTTTCGTCTACATAATCAACAGGTAAATTTTTCTCGTAAAAATCTCTTTCTAAGAGATGATTACATATGTCAGTACTGTAATCTTAAAAAGGATATATCTATCCTCACATACGATCATGTGGTACCTAAATCACAATGGGATTATAATCAAGGATCCCCAACTTGTTGGACAAATATAGTCACGGCCTGCGTATACTGCAACAGGAAAAAGGCAAATAGAACACCGAAACAAGCAAATATGTCCCTTAAGAATTGGCCAATAATACCAACAAAAAATTTAAAATTCTTGCCGATGAGCCATCGCCTGCTTACAATAAAGGAAGAGATCCCAGAGGAATGGAAAGTATATTTGCCGAGGTCATATAGTTTATGAGAATAGATAAAGATTCTTTTGTCATTAATCATAATAATGATTTAGGTTCTAAGTTTTATACCAAGATAGGACTTCAAGACTTTATTGATGACTCTGGCTATCCCAGATCAAATGAAGAGAATAGTGAGCATATATACGCTAAATGTATGAAGGATAAAAAATCTAAACATTTTAATGATAGTCACAATAATAGATATAGCTACTATATTATGACTGATCCTAATAAAAAAATACATAATCCTATTAAACTCCATACTATAGAACCAAATATTAAAAAATCATTCGTTAATCAAACATGTAAATCAAATCTCAGATTTACTGAGGTTTCAGAAGCCATTTTCATTAAATATCTTAATTTTTTAGCAACAGAAAATATACAGTGGCTTAATCATGCTCAGAGGGAAATCAAGTAATGCCGACGTATACTTTTTACTGTAATAAATGCAATTATAAATTTGAGCTATTCTTTACTATACAAAACTATAAAGATAATCAGATTTGTGAAAAATGCGGAGAAGTATCCAGTAGGTCTTATGAGGATGATCTTAAATCTATTAATACCTCTATAAGATTAGCAGATTCTGAAGTAAAAACATTAGATCATTTAGCTAAAAGGAATAATGAAAAATTTAGCGAGGATCAAAAACATCATTTATATGTAAAGCATAATTCGTATAAAGAGGGCTTTGATAAAACAAAAGCGTTACCGGCTGGTATGAGTAGAATTGAAAAACCACAAACAAAAACAAAATGGACAGACAATGGAAAAGGAAGAAAACGAAAAAAAAGCAGATGAAATAGAAAAACTAGTATTAAGAATGTATGACGGAATGAATCATTCCTCATTACATGATGAGTTATTTCTAGAAGATAAAAAACTAATAGCTTGTAGACACGAAATAGTTATTGACGTTATGGCCAGTGTAATGGAAGAAGACGAAGCTGGAGAACACGTTAAGACTAAGGAAATTTGTAAACAAAACTATAGAATTCCAGTACCATCCAATAAGGACTATCATATGTTTATGAAGGCATTTTTTGATTATATAGAAAGTTGTATGAGTGAATCATATGGAAAAGCAGCAAAGAATAATTGAAGTAAATGAAAATGATTTTATCCTAAATCCAAAAACTAAGTCTTCAATAGAAAATGAATATTATTCTCTTGTTGGTACTGGAGATTTTATAGATAGTAATAAAAATACTAGGATATTTGAAAAAAATATAACTAGCGCATTGGCTAAAAAAATTATTAGAGAAGATGGGTCTATAAGATATCTTATTAAGATGAGTAATACAGGTAAGCTTTATAATCCTATATCTATATATGGACAAGAAAAACCGAATACATTCCTAGATAAGGTATGTAAGAGTGATTCTAAATTTAAGGACGTTAATGCTAAAGCATTTTATTTGTATATTAGTTTTTTGAATACCAAGAATATGTCTTATTTACACAACGCAGAAAGAGAGCTAGGATAATGGCAAAAATATCAAAGGTTAAAGAATACGCTATTAATTGGTTATTTAGTCAGCAACACACCGCAGTATCTATAGCCAAGGAGACTGGACTACCAGAAGCTAGTGTTCAGTCTATTTTGGATAAAATAATTGCTGAAAATCCACCGAAGCAGATTACATCACCAGACCTTATGATAAGACACACGGCCTCCAAGGGCCTAAATTCTGTATCAATCATGACTAGAGAAGCATCTGAAATGAATGATGTCACTAAAAAATCACAAGCAATTAAAGGAAGAGACCTAAGTAAGTCTATCTATAGACCCAAAAAGTAATGGATCATAAATATCTATCTAAATACTCAAATGGTAAAACCGTGTCAGCAGCACAGTTTATCACTGAGATAGTGTGTGAAAATAAAGCAAGAAGAGATAAATTAGATTTACACTATAGATTTTGGACACACTCAACGTGGGCTACTTTCTATAGAAATCAGATAGCTTCTGCTAATAAATTAGTTAAGCAATATGGGGCAAAGCCAATAATTAAGGCTTTACAGGACGATAAAGGTAAAAATATTTATTCTTTGCGTGCTCCATTCCTTATCCCTATCATAGAAAAGTATAGAGATCTCATAGAGGCTGAGAACAAGGACTTTACTCTTGAGATTGATAGGAATAGCAAAACTTCATTTAGACAACCAACAAGCAAACGTAATATTATATCCAAATTAAAGGAATTAGATAATGAGTAGTCTTAAAGAAGACGTAAAGAAAAACTTTGGAGATGAAATTATTCTGTCCGCAAATTCTATTGTGGATAGAAAATCAGTTATTATCCCTGTCAGTCCAGCTATTGATATGATTTTAAACGGAGGTATCCCAGAAGGAAGTTTCGTTGTTTTTACTGGACAACCAAAGTGCGGAAAAACCACATCGGCACTAACATTCTCAGCCACGGCACAAAAGCCAGAATATAAGGGAGACCTCAAGAAGCCTAGACAAGTATATTATCTAAATATTGAGGGCCGATTAAAAAAGAGAGACCTAGAAGGAATACCCGGACTAGATTTAAATAACTTTGATGTTATAGGATCCCAACAAGGTAAAATATTACATGCTGAGGAATATCTACAAATAGCAGAAAGAATAATTAATGAAGAACCAGGATGTGTTCTAATTATAGATTCCTATTCTGCTTTATGTACAGAAGCAGAAATAACGTCCGATATGGATAAAATGCAAAGAGCTGATGGGGCTAAATTACTAGCTAAGTTTTGTCGTAAAGTAGCAAATGTAATTCCTGTAAATAAAAATATTGTTATAGGTATCACTCACTTAATGGGTAATCCCACAGGATATGGTGCAGAATTTAAGGAGAAATCTGGGCAGGCTATTGCTTATCAGACAGACATCAAAATAAAAGCAAAAAGTTTCAAGCCTTGGGTTCTAAGTTCCGATGGTACTCAAATAGGACAAGAAGTAGAATGGCAAGTCTTATGTTCGGCACTTGGTCCTCCGGGAGGCGTTATCACTAGCTATATTAGATATGGTCAGGGTATTGATAAGCATATGGAAATAATCACTTTGGCTTGCGATATCGGCTTGATTAATAAGGGCGGAGCATGGTATACTCTGGATTTTCTTGGAGAACAAAAACAAAAAATGCAGGGAACAGAGAAAATTAGACAGTTTCTTATAGATAATCCAGCGTCATTTGATAAGCTATGTATTGATGTTAAAACAACAATGGGAATTAAATGTTAGTTAGAGATCTAGATAATAATTCGCACAATTGGCACTTGACAGGAAACATGGCTCATGGTAAGATTGAGAACAAGTCATCTCTCCATATCAGGGCAAGAAAGCTATTGACTATAAGATATCCTACACTTCAAATTTTGGAAGAAGTACCAATTCCTCTGAGAAAATCAGAGACATTGTTTTTAGATTTTTATATTCCACTTATCAAGCAATGTATTGAGATTCATGGTGAGCAGCACTATAAATTTATTCCTCATTATCATACTAATATGCTTGGATTTATTAAGCACAAAAAAAGAGATAGAGATAAAGTGTCTTGGTGCGAATTAAATAGTATACAGTATATAGAGCTACCTTTTGATAAAAGCGATTCTGAGTGGGAGCAGATAATAAAATGAATACTAAAGAACAAGTCGAAGAATGGGATAAGATTCTTGACCAATATGAGTCTTCTATCGGAATGTCCGGTTATTCTAGCGATAGTTTTCCTGCGGATGAAATAAATAACTACTTTACCATGTCTAGAGATCAGATTGAAAAATTAACTCCAGAAGATTGTGCGCAAATATCCTATAGACTTAGCCAGTTTGCTTTTCACACACAAAGAACCATCAATAGGGAATTGGCTAGATATAATTGGGCAGATGAGACCATTAAAGAAACTATTGCTGACGAAATAAATAACTACAAAGGATATGGATATATAGAGAAGTCATTACAAGCCATTAAGCATAATGATAAAGCTTCATCTTTAAATAAAATCAAAAAGTATGCCAAACAGCGTAGTGATAGGTTGCAATATCTTGCTAATAACATCAAACATCTATCTGATATTATCTTATCAGTACAAAAAACAAAGGTGAAACATGGATCTTAATGAACTAATGAAAAATCCCGAACAAATTCAGAACCTTATTTCTGTACTACAGGCTCTTCTTCCTAAAGAAGACATTAAGACAGACAAGAATAATGATGAGTCTGAATTTAAGACTAATTCGGTTATCAAAACAAAAAGTAGGAAAAGGTCCAAAGAGCCATCAGACATCAAAAATAAATTTGAACAAATGTCCGAATTCTCTATGCATAAAGAAGATATTGCAGTAGATAAGGCTTTGAGTAAATCTCCTCCGGTAGCAAGGACTAGAGATTTTGAGATGATAAATGTTACTTGTAGAGTTTGTGGAAAAACTGAGACTATTAGTCCATCGTTATTGTTTGAAGCACCTTCTCGTTATAAGTGTAATAATTGTTCAACAGAGGCAGGCTGATTATATGATTCTTTGTGATCCTTCATCTGAAAGAGCGGTTCTTTCTTCCATACTAAAATATGGAGAAGATGCGTTCTTAGATATTTCTGATATTGTAACAGAGACAACATTTACTGTAGATAGTAATCAGATGTTGTATCGTTGTCTCAAAAATATTTGTGAAAAATATCCAAAACCAACCATAGACATAGCTCTAGTATACGCTTCGGCACAAGAGCTTGATCTTTCTCATGTTTTAAACCAAAAATCTGAGGCGCAACATTTAAAAGCTATTTTTGATTTTCCTGTTAATCTAGAAAATACTAGAAAATTTGCAGCTAAAATACGTAAACTGGAAATAACCAGACAGCTACATAAGCAATTAGACGTTATCAAAGATAAGCTATTGGATGTAACTGGAACAGAAAATGTTTCATCTATTCTTGGTGTGGCAGAAGATGCGATATTCGACTTCTCTGCCTCACTATCCACCGACTCCGAATCAGCACCAACGGTAATGGGAGAAGGATTAACAGAATATGTTCAATTTTTACAAGACAATAAGATTGATCAGGTAGGTATTTCTACAGGCTTTCCGGTATATGATCAAGCTATCGGTGGAGGCTTAAGAAAAGGCACCATCAATATGATTGCTGCCAGACCAAAAATAGGTAAAAGCTTAATGGTCGATAATATGGGTTATCATATTGCTAATAAACTGAAAATTCCAGTATTGAATATGGATACCGAAATGACCAAAGAAGACCATATTCATAGGCTTTTGGCCATGATAACAGAAATAGAATTATCAAAGATAGAAACTGGCAAGTTTGCTGAATCCCCCAACCTATTAAAAAAGATACAGGAAGCATCCGAACAACTTAAACAAAGCCCTCTTTACCACAAGAGCATCGCTGGAAAACCATTTGAGGAACAGCTTGCGGTCATGAGAAGATGGCTTGTAAAAGAAGTTGGCCTAAATGATGATGGAACAGCTAAAGACTGTGTTATTTTTTATGATTACCTTAAGCTAATGGATTCTTCTGGAATGTCTCAGGATCTGAAAGAATATCAGGTTCTGGGTTTTATGATGACAGCATTACATAACTTTGCTATAAAATATCGAGTTCCTATTGTGGGATTTGTTCAGTTAAATAGAGACGGAATTTCTAAAGAGGGAACAGATACAGCAAGCGGTTCTGATAGAATTATTTGGTTATGTAGTAACTTCACTATCTTCAAGAAAAAATCCGATGAGGAAGTGGCAGAGGATGGTCCAGATGGAGGAAATCGTAAGTTGATACCTATTATTAGTCGTCATGGAGGAGGACTAGATGACAACGATTATATTAATTGTCATATGAAGGGTTGGTGTGCAAAAATCACTGAAGGTAAGACGAAATTAGAATTGGCTCATAATACTAAAAGCACTAAAGATGGATTCATAGTTAATGAAAATAATGACAAAGAAATCTCATTCATATGATCAGTTTCAATTAAATGCAATATCCAATATCGCTTGCGATAGAATAGAAGATTTGTTAAATGCTTTAAATATTACTGACTATCGGCTGATGGATAGAATGGTTACATTAACATGTCCAATACATGGTGGAGATAATGAATCTGCATTCAATTTATATCATCAGGGAGACAGTTACAGAGGCAATTGGAAGTGCAGAACACAGCAATGTGAATCTACCTTCAAGTCATCATTAATAGGATTTGTAAGAGGATGTTTGTCTCACAATAAGTACGACTGGAAACAGCCGGGAGACAAAATGGCGACATTTGCTGAATCAGTTGACTTTATTGTTAAGTTTACAGAACATAACTTAGATAGTATTAAGGTTTCCAAAAAACAGAAAGAGAAAGATACTTTTGTTAGCACAGTTAAAGTACTATCTGTTTCTGACGTTAAACCAGTAAGAACAATTACCAGATCAATAATTACTAAAGCATTAAATATTCCATCTCCTTATTTTTTAAATAGAAATTTCTCATCAGAAATTCTTATTAAGTATGACGTTGGAGACTGCATGGCTGAAGGCAAAGAGATGAGTAATAGGGCAGTTGTTCCGATTTATGACTACGATCATAAGTTTATGATTGGTTGTAGCGGTAGATCCATAAATAATGGAGTACCTAAGTGGAAACATAGTGATGGTTTTAGGGCAGAGGAATGCCTATACAATTACTGGTATGCTAAAGACTTTATTAAAAAAACATCCGTTGTAATTTTAGTAGAAAGTCCCGGTAATGTATGGAGACTAGAGGAGTCAGGGATCCATAATTCAGTAGCTTTGTTTGGTTCTTCACTGAAAGATAAACAAAAGATGTTGCTGGATATCTCTGGGGCAATGACTATAATAGCCATTATGGATAGCGATGAGGCTGGGAAGAAAGCATCAGAACAAATCAAAGCCAAATGTAATAAGACATACAATGTTATCAATTTAACAATCGACTACCCAGATGTTGCTGAAATGAATACAGAATCCATTAAAAAAGATATTCTTCCTACTATTGAAAGGTATACAATATGATCATTGGTGTTTCTGGTCGTAAGCAATCTGGAAAAAGTACTGTTGGAAATCTAGTTTATTCATTTTTTATGTCTCAACTAGATATGTCAGAAAAAATCTTTTTAAGCGAATCAGGAGAGATTGTTATCACTGATTTGTATGGAGAAAAAGCGTATGAAGGAATCTTTGACCCTCATGATACTTCTTCAAATGATTTTTTAATATCCAAAGCATTTACTGCCCTAAATAAATCGATTAAGATATATAATTTTGCAGATGCTTTAAAGAGGGATGTCTGTATAAATATTCTTGGCTTGGACTATAATCAATGTTATGGCTCAGATGAAGAAAAGAATCAAAAAACACATCTAGTATGGGACAATAAAAACCTCAGCGCTAGAGAGGTTATGCAATTTGTTGGTACCGATATTTTCAGATCGATGTATACTAATGTATGGGTAGATGCTACTCTCAAGAAAATTATAAAAGAAGCTATTCCAATTGCTATTGTTACTGACTGTAGGTTTCCTAATGAGGTTGAGGCTATTAAAGAAAATGGTGGTAAAGTAATTAGATTAACTAGAGACCCATTTCATTCTGATCATATTAGCGAATCTATTCTAGATAAAGAAAATTATGACTGGTCAAATTTTGATTATGTCGTAGAGAATACAGAATATTCCCTTTATGAACAGTCAACACACATTAAGCAAATTATAGAGGAGATATTACAATTATCATAACTTATTTTCGCAGTAGTTCTTTTAACACTCATTCTATGTGCGAGCAGCAGTATTTTTTTGAATATGTCCTTGGCTGGAGAGGACCATCTGGACAAAAGGCCGATAAGGGAACCATAGTTCATAAGGTATTAGAAATACTAGCGGTTATTAAACAGGCCCAACAAAATAAAGAAGAGACTATCGTAGACGATATTGTTGGTAAACTAGATACTAATAATTATAATTTAAATACGATTATTGAACAAGTATATAAGTACTATTCTGATAGCTCTAGTCACCATAAATGGTCTCCAAAAGACTATAAAGACTGTAATGCTTGGGTATATAAAGCGATAG